CTCATGGCAATAAGATTTGTGCAGTTGAATATCAGACATTGGAAAATGGTGATCTTGAAATTAAGACATTCAAGAAAAAGCTAAATGATGAGGGCGATATTGTTGCGAATCTCGATGCACCAATTGATATCCCAAATAACGCAAACGGTGAGCCGCGCTGGATTGATATTCGTTTAAACAGTATCAAGAAGACAATCGTCAGAAAAATTCCACGTACTGAAAAACAACCGCGTATGGTCCAGCAAGTAAGATATGCACCGCAATTGACCTATATCACTAAATACGAAGATTTATTTGATGATGAAGGAAAAGCTGTAATTGTGGATGGCAAGAACTATAAAAAGCCAGTAACTCATATTCAAACTGATCAAAACGGTACGCCTATTTTGTCGAATCAACCTGTCATTAATGAGAAGGGTGAGCCAGTTTTTGAATGGGTTCAAGCAGTTGATAGTGAAGGAAATCCTGTTTTTGATGATGTGCCAGTCTTAGACAAAGATGGAAATCCAATCTATGACGAGGTAATTCATGAGTCTGAATAGTGATTTCCAGAAACTATATGTAGATGGATTAATCCATTTGTATGAACTAGATGCCAGCAGTTTAGGTGCTGGCATTTTACGTTTCCACGGGCATATAGCTTTTCAAGATTGGGAAAAAATTTACTCATCAATTGGTTCAAGTGGTCTGATCGGTGCCGACTCTGGCAGCATTGGAAAGATTTTTGATACCGGTGATCAAAAAGTTTGGAACCGCAATATTATCTGGCAGGGTCAAGTTTTTGAGCCTATGGCTTTGGAAGTATCTGGGCTTGAAATGCGTTCAGATGGTAAAGCTTCAGCGCCAACTTTAAGCATGGCCAACAATATCAACGGCATTCAAAATGCTGTGTCTGCTTACTGTTTGCAGTTTAAAGACTTTGCTGGTGCAAAACTTAAAGTTATTACCACTCTTGCTAAATACTTAGATGCTGAAAACTTCACAGCAGGTAATCCAACTGCATCGAATGAATCAAAAGAGCAAATCTGGTACATCGAGCAAAAGACATCTGAAAATGCACAACAAGTGACTTTCGAGCTGTCCAATCCAATCGATTTTGAGGGTTTGAAAATCCCAGTTCGACAAATTACTTCACTTTGTCATTGGTGCATGGTCGGGAAGTACCGGGGCGAGGAATGTGGTTACACAGGTGTAGCAATGTTCACTGATAAAGATGAGCCAACTGATAATCCGGCACTTGATCGATGCGGTGGACGTTTACGTTCTTGTCGCTTGCGCTTCGGTGAAAACAAACCGTTGCCATTTGGTGGGTTCCCGGCTTCAAGCTTATTGTGAGGTCTTATGAAACTTACGGCAAAAATTAAAAAAGCAATCATGGCACATGCGGATGAATGTTATCCACAAGAATGCTGCGGCGTGATAGTTGGTAAAGAATATATTCATTGTCGCAATATTTCTAAAAACTCTGATCAATTCGAAATCCATCCAGAAGATTTAGCTATAGCAGAAGACCAGGGCGAGATATTAGCTTATGTGCACTCTCATCCTGATGGAACAACAAGAGCTTCGGAACTAGACTTAATTCAGATTGAGTTACATCAAAAGCCTTGGGTAATTTGTTCCTATCCGGATCTTGATTTTCAAGTCTACGAGCCTTGTGGTTATCGCGCCCCCTTAGTGGGGCGTAATTATATTCATCTTTATCAGGACTGTTATGCACTAGTCCGTGACTTTTATGAACGTGAGCTAGGTATTAAGTTGCCAGACTTTGAACGAAAAGATGGCTGGTGGGAAGACAAAGATCATCCATCACTTTACCTTGAAAATTACAAAAAAGCAGGTTTCTTTGAAGTTGATAAACCAGAATATGGCGATATGTTGGTTTGTCGGGTTGGACGTACCGAGCATCCTAATCATGCAGTTATATGGCTGGGTGATAATGGACAGCTTAAATCGGAGCAAACTGAGCAATGCATAGGTTCAAGCTTAATTCTGCATCATCCGTATAACAGAAAGTCAGTACGTGAAATTTATGGCCAACAGTGGAAAGATCGCACGGTAAAAATTTTGAGGCATAGAGATGTTAAAAACAATTAAGTTGTACGGCATCTTGGGGCAAAAATTCGGTCGTGAATTTAAGCTCGATGTCGCAAATACACGTGAAGCCATGCGTGCATTATCTGTTCAGATCGCTGGCTTTGAACATTTTATGTTGCATGCACATGAGCAAGGTCTACGCTTTGCCGTGTTTTTAAAAAGAAAGAACTCAAGTAATAAACGAGGCAAGAAACGCCCAGCAATTTACGATCATGAAACTAAGCGGCTCATTACCGGCGATAACATCGGTGAAGAACAGCTTGATATGAATACTGAAGCTGAGGTTATTCATATTGTTCCACGTGTAGTTGGTGCAGGCGGTAATGGAATATTACAGACTGTATTAGGTGCTGTGATGGTCGTGGTGGGGGTTTTAGTAACTGTAGGCACATTGGGCGGTGGAGCCCCACTAGGAGCTGCTCTGATTGGCTCTGGTATTGGGATGATGCTCGGGGGAGTTGCCATGATGCTTATGCCAAAAGTTGATACGACTCAAGATCAAAACCAAGATGGAAACAGAGCGAATAAAGGCTTTGGCGGAGCCGTAACAACGGTTGCTCAAGGTAATCCTGTGCCGCTTTTATATGGTCAACGGGAAATCGGCGGCTTCATTATCAGTGCTGGTCAATATCCTGAAGATCAGATGTAAATTTTAATTATTTAACAGGCGCTTTCTAGCGCCTTTTTTATTGCGTGAGATTTCTTATGAATGCAGTAGTAGGCGCAAAAAAAGGCAGTAAAAAACAACGGCAACCTGTCATTTCACCAGATTCTGCTCAATCGAAAACCTTTATCAAGGTTCTATATGGTTTAGCTGAAGGCGAGATTGAAGGTTTAGCTAATGGGCTTCAGTCAATTTATTTAGAAGAAACTCCACTTCAGAATGCAGATGGAAGCCTTAACTTTGAAAATGTAAAAGTTGATTTTAGAAATGGTACTAATGATCAGGAATACATTGAAGGTTTTCCTGCAGTAGAAAATGAAACTGCTATCGATGTGGAGCTGAAGTCTGAAACACCGTGGGTCCGCGCTTTTAGTAATCTTGATCTTGACGCAGTTCGTCTGCGCTTAAAATGGGGACCTTTACGTACTCAGAACGCTACAAATGGTGACGTATCTGGCGTAACAATCGAATACGCAATTGATTTACAGATTGATGGTGGTGTCTGGACTGAAGTACTAAAAACCAAAATTTCAGATAAAACATCTGCAAATTATGAACGTGCTCATCGGATTGATTTGCCTCGTGCAGACTCTGGCTGGCTTGTTCGTGTTCGTAGACTTACACCCAATACAACTTCTGAATATATCAGCGACAAGATGTATATTGCAGCTGTAACAGAAGTGATCGATGCGAAATTACGCTATCCAAATACAGCATTATTGGGTCTTCAGTATGATGCTGAGACCTTTGGAAATGTTGCTAAAGTTGCAATGGACGCTAAGGGTGAAATTCTTAAAGTACCGACAAATTACAATCCGGTTACACGTCAGTATGTTGGAATGTGGGATGGTACTTTCAAAGAAGCCTATTCTAATAACCCGGCATGGATCTATTACGATATATGCACAGTAGACCGTTATGCTTTGGGTGACCGCTTAACCCCGCTAATGGTTGATAAGTGGTCTTTATATCGTTTAGCACAATACTGTGACCAAATGGTGCCGGATGGGTTGGGCGGTCAAGAACCACGCTTTACTTGTAACGTTTATCTTCAGAGTGCCGAAGGTGCCTTTGAGATTTTAACTAAGTTAGCAGGTGTATTCCGTGCCATCACATTTTGGGATGGCAATAGCATTATTTGTGATGCGGATATTCCTCAAGATACTTACTTCACTTATACCCGGGCTAATGTTATTGATGGCAATTTTGAATATGCAGGTACTCGTGCTCGAGACAGGCACAATGTTGTAAAAATTGCATGGGACAACCCAGCCAATCACTATAAGACTGAATATGAATTTGTCCGCGATGAAAAGGCGATTGCTGAGGCCGGCCAAGTTCGTATTTTGGAAATTGATGCTTGGGGATGCACTTCGCGAGGACAAGCGCAGAGAGCAGGCTGGTGGGCTTTAAAATCTGAGCAATTAGAAACTCGGACCGTTAGTTTTAAAGTTGGTCTGGATGGCCATATTCCGCAACCGGGAAGAGTTATTGATATTGCAGATCCATTGTTTGCTGGTCGAGCAAACGGTGGACGTGTATCTAAAATATCAGCAGATCGTAAAAGCATTACCCTAGATCGTGACGACGTTGTGGCAGTTGCTGGTGACCGATTGATTATTAATGGCGAGGATGGAAAGGCTCAAACTCGTATTGTTCAATCTATCTCGGGTCGAGTTGTTACTGTTACTCATGAATTTGATGCTATTGCCACACAAAACGTCTGGGTGATTGATGCTCAAGACTTGGCAACAATGAAGTTTCGAGTGATTTCTATTACCCAAGATGAGCATCATCAATTTTCAGTGACTGCACTTCAATATAACCCAGCCAAGTTTGATGCCATTGATAAGGGTGCTTATTTTGATGAGGTTCCGATTTCGATTGTGAACCCAACAATTCAGGATCCTGTAACAGATGTCGTTGTTACCGGTGAAAGCCGAGTTGATCAGGGTATCAACGTGGCTACCATGATAGTATCTTGGGCGCAGGCAAAAGGAGCCGTTAAATATCAAGTTGAGTGGCGTAAAGATGACGGGAGTTGGATTAAGCTTCCAATAACCGGCAACAACTCAGTCGAAGTACCAGGTATTTATGCGGGTCAATATCAAGCACGAGTAACAGCGATTTCAGCTTTTGAGATAGCTTCTTTACCAGTTTATTCAACTTTGACTGAACTCTCTGGAAAGCAAGGTTTACCTCCAAAATTGGCATTTATCCAAGCAACAGGAATTTTGTTCGGTATAAAACTTGATTGGGGCTTTCCATCAACTGGTGCGCTTGATACTGCTTATACCGAGATTCAAGTTTCACCAGACGGAACAAGCAACATTGCTCAATTGGGCTTATTCGCTTATCCAACAACGACTCATACTCTGCAAGGTTTACAGCCAAATCTGACTCAATTTTATCGGGGGCGTTTGATTGATAGGATTGGAAATATTGGGCCATGGTCGGATTGGACTCATGCGACAACTTCTGCCGATGCAACAGATGTTCTTGAGCTTTTAAATGATCAAATCAGTGAGTCTCAGCTCAACCAGGATCTTAAAACCAAGATTGATCATATTGAGACTATTGATGCTGAAATAGGTCCACTTAAGCAAGATATTCAGAATACGAAAGATCGGATTACACAAGAAGTCATTGATCGTCAAAACGCTATTCAGCAAGCTTCAGATGGCCTTTCACAGCAAATTATTGATGGTGATGAAAGTGTTCTTGAAGTTGTAGAAACGGTCAAGAAATCAAGTGATGATGGTCTTGCGGCGGTTCAGGAAGATATTCGTGTTGTTGCAGATGATCTTTCATTAGTTGCTGAAAAAACAGATGGTGTGTATGCACAACTGAATCCTGCATTGATTGGCTCTGAATCAGATCTAATTGGTAACGATCAAGGTTTTGCTGGCACATGGTCTGTTCAATCGGCAATGATCGAAGGAGACTTGGCACTTAGTAAGCGCATTGATACAACCGTTGTTGAAGTAAATGATTTACGTGCGTACGCTCAGCAAGAGGTTCAAGCGCGTATAGAGGGTGACAAAGTAACAGTTCAAAAGATTGATACTTATATTGCTAGCAATGATAGTGCTTTAGCCACGGTACGCCAATCTGCACAAGTCGCGGTAGATCAGTCTTCGGCAAATGCTGAAGCAATTGATTCAATTAATCTTGAGCTTGACGATAAAGCTTCAACTGGTGCACTTGAGCAAGTTAAGTCTGATATTAAGAATGTAGATGACAAAGTTATTGCCCAAACTACAAGGATTGATGGAGTTTACGCGCAAATCAATCCTCCGTTGATCGGGTCAGAATCTGACTTAATCGGAAATGAAGGAGGTTATGCAGGCGTATGGTCAGAGCAATCTGCTCGTATCGAAGGTGATTTGGCCCAAGCTAAACTTACTGAACAGCTTTCTGCTCAGATGAATGAGAACAATGCCGTATTCAAGCGCCAGCTCGAGGCAAATTCAAGTGCTATCTCTTCAACGATAAAAGTAACGGAAACGTTGCAAACTAAAGTCGGTGAGAATAGTGCGTCTATTCAAAATGTCAGTGAAAGTGTAGATGGCATCTATGCTCAGCAGTTTACTAAGTTCGATGTAAATGGCCATGTTTCCGGTCATGGATCAATGAATGATGGTACGACTTCTACTTTCATTTTTAACTATGACTGCATTCAATTTGGTACGCCTGTCGGTGTTGATGGTGTAGAACCTAAACCATTAATGACCCTGCAAAACACTCCGGTTACTTTGCCAAACGGTACTGTTATTCCGCGTGGTTTGTATGTCGATAATGGTAGTTTTGGGTATATCAACGCGAATCGAATCTGGGCAGAAAACTTAAGCGTTATCACTGCAAATCTTGGCACTTTTACCTCACTTGCAGATGAAAACAAACCTAACGGTGCTAGAACTGTTATTAGCGGCAAAAAGATTGAAGTCTATGACGACTTGAATCAAGTCCGAGTAAAAATCGGTATTTTCTAAGGAGAAAAGTTAGTGGATGCTCAGTTCTTGGCTTCTATTGATGGAGCCCAATTAATACCATTTAAGCAAACCTTGCCAATTTCTCATATGGTTGGGGAGGTTATAAATCCAACAGATATTAACTCTTATCAAGATAGCGCTTCATGGCAATTTACCATTCCTGATGGTCTTGCAAAGCCTATTTTGATTGGTGAGATAAAGGGGTGCCGATGTGCCTTTGAGCAAATTTCTACTTCACCTAATACTTGGAGATTTCAAGCTATGGGTTTGTGGATTCGACATAAACAGTATTCATATTTAGATCAAAAGCAGTGGAAGGAACCCATGATTCCGGCAGGATTTAAGATTCGATATGGTGGATATCGTGGTTAGTTATTTTGAACTTAAAAATGATAACTTTAACGTTGTTGTTGATGATACATACAACTCCGCCAAGTTTTTAGGAAAATATGATGTAACTTTAAATACTTTTATCGATCGTAATGCAAGCACTTATATTGTAGAAGGGTCTGACTACACATGGTCAGGTACTGTAACTGCCGCAACAGGTAATACTTTAAGAGAGTTGGGTTTTGATTATGATGAACCAAGTGATGCTGACTATGAAAAATTCTTAGCTAGTTTAAATAGTCAAATTCTTTCTTTTGCTCGGACGCTTTCAGGGCGTCCAATACGGTCAAATTCAATATTAACTAAAATTAATGGTATATGGAATTTTAACTTTAATCTCTTTGGTTATCAGCAAGGAGATGTAGGAACAGTAGTAAGTTATACTATTGCAAAAATGATGCCGAGTAAATTCGGACTTCAGGTTTTTAATGCTGAAGGTACCTTAGTATTTGATGCTCTTAAAGGATATTTGCAATTGGCAGGTATTATGACAGGTGGCGTCAATACTTATACCAACCCTGCGGCAACCTATACCATTACATTGTCTGAAGAATTATCTAGCGAACATCTATTTATATCAGATACGATGTCATACCCATGGCGTAATGGCATGAGAATTACATCAAGTGGTGTGCAGTATGGTGAAGCAAACTTTTATCCAGTTATGTCATTCCCGAACTTAACAACTATTGAAGTAAAATTGATGCAAAACGGAAATATTCCGGGAACTACAGGTTCAAGAAGCTTTAACTATTTTTATGAGGCAGTGATTTATTGCCCATATCCCAAAAATTTCTATACAGGTAAACAGTAACTCAAGATTAAATCTAATTTATTTTTGTACTTTAAAGCACCCAACCGGGTGCTTTTTTATTAATGGTTGCTCCAATGATGCATTGGACAACAGATGATTACCGCTTATATGCGGTTTTTTTATTTCTGGAGAGATAAATGGAACCAGTTTCCACTAGCGGTTTAACAGCACTTTTAAAATTT